GATAGTTATCAAGGATTTATTGGGTGGTTCAAAACCACAGCCGATAGAACTTCCTTATAACGGTGATATAGCTGTTGATAGTGTAACAAAGCGTTATAAGGGTTCGTTGGTTAAGGTTATGGATGTCAACGATGTTGACCACGGTAAATTCTGCACTTTTGCAGGACTTGCCACAGTAATGGAAAACATTATTGGTATCCTTGAAGAAGAGCAGGAAATTACAACGAACTATCTTTTAGACAATGCCACTTATGGTTTTCGTTATAGAAAGATTACCCCTGTTTTCCCTTCAACGATTATAGAGGCGGAATATTCACGTAAAGATGCTGCCGGAACAGCTAACACGGACACCGGAGCAAGTGCTTCAGCAGCGAGCGCTACCTTTACATGCGCAAGTTTGACATCAGACGACACATGGATTGGTGGATGGATTTATTTCTTAACAGGAAGTAACGCCGGTTATCTGCATTATGTAAAAGACAACGAAGCTTCCGGCAATACCATGACGTTTGCTACAGCGGTGGCAAATGCTGTAGTCGCAGGAGATACCTTCCTGGCAATTCGCCCGCCCATGACGGTTGTTGTAGATTTTGATGCAACCTATACAGGGCTCAAAAGTGAAGTCACTGACACGAGTGCTGTAGATGTTATTACGGGGTTGGTGACACTCATTTCAGCGCCTGGTGTGGCGAAAACAAAACTGGCAAGAGGCACGCATGACGGATTAAAAATCGACAATGCGAAATTTTATCATCAATTTACAATCCCAGGCAACAGAACAGTTCCTAATGCTTGGCTTGGGATTAAAGAGGCTTAAAAAGGAGGTAAATTATGCCAAATATAGCAATAAGTGAAAATTTTGGTGACCTCCTTGATTCGAGGTTTCGCAAAATATATACGACAGAGTTTCAGGAAAACATTAAGGAAAGTATGATCCCGATGTTGTTTCAAATGGTTAATCCAGGTAAACGTGATAATTATAAAGTAAGTGGTGTAGGAGCTATGGCAGATATGTCAGATTTTGACGGTTCTATCACCTATGATGCTTTTGGTCAGCTTTATGATACCACGATTGAGTTTCCTGAATTAACTTCTGGTTTTAAAGTAGAGCGTAAGTTAGCTGACGACGGACAGTTTGGTATCATGGATGCTCGTCCTCGTCAGATGGCTCAGGCAGTCGCACGTACCCGTGAAAAGAAAGCAGCGGGTATTTTTAATGAAGGGTTTACAGCAACCACGGCAAGCTCAGTATATTTAAGCGGTGGCGATGCGGTGGCTCTTTTCAGCGATTCCCATCCTTATTCACCGGATGACGCTACTACTCAGGACAACAAAGGTACGACTGCGATTTCAGCTACAGCGATAGAAGCTACTCGCAGAATTGGCAAGAGGAGTATTTTTAACGACCGTGGAGAACTTCTCGACGTTAATTATGACATGATAATTTGTACGTCATCTGTTGAGGAAACTGCATGGGAAGTTATAAATTCTAAGGGCAAGGTAAACACTGCCGATAACAACAGGAACTTCCACGAAGGAAGATACAAGCTGGCTGTTTGGGACAGACTTTCGGACGCAAAAAACTGGTTCATGGTGGACTCACGCATGATGAAAATGTTCCTTATGTGGTTAGACCGTATTCCCCCTGAGTATAGATATGACCGTGATTTTGATACTTTGATTGCAAAATGGTCTGTCTATGGAAGATGGAATTGCTGGTATGGCGATTGGAAATGGGCGTACGGGCACGCAGTCTCATAATGATTTCAAGTAGTTAGGTAAATTAAGGGGGTAGGCAACTGCCCCCTAACACAAACTGGGTAAGCTGTGGTGCGGTCAGGTATAACTTGATTTATTCCACAGGGCAGGCTTAATAGCATGTCCCTAAAAAAGAAAGGAGTTTATTATGGGTTTAACACATTTTCCACATGGGGTTTCAAGTTTTGGAATTCCGATATATGGTGACGGCATTGGGAGGGGAGAGATATTTTATGTTGTAAAATCAAAGACTTCAAGTGATAAGTATTGGGCACTTCTTGAAGAAAGAGATATTGATCGGAGTAAAATCTTTACAACAGTAAATGCCGCCTATGCTGCAACAACCGGTGATCGGAATGATACTGTTTTTGTTTTTCCAGGAGTTCATACTTTGTCTGCAGACTTAGTTTGGGCAAAAAACTTTACACATCTTGTTGGTCTTGGTGGACCAGCGGTTGAAAGTGATTACAGTGTTGGTGGCGTCACTATTACCTCTGTTGGTACAGCATCGGTAAGTACTATTGAAATCACTGGTCATCGAAATCAGTTCCGTGATATCAATATTGAACAACATGGAGCTGCAGCAACGTGCCTAACGGCATGTAAAGTTTCGAGTTATGGGAATTATTTTGAGAATGTTCATTTTGAAGGTTTAATGGCGGCTGCGTCTGATACTGCCGGTGCTTCTTCTCTGCAAATGCACACATATTCTGGGTTCAGTATCTTTAAAGATTGTATCATTGGTTCTCCGTTGTGGGATGTCCGGACAGCGGCAACAGCGGCACAGATTTATTTTTCCAATACTTCTGGCGCCACACTTCCGCAGAATATTCTTTTCAAAGGATGTAGGATTTTTAATAATTCAGCAACAGCAACGAACCCCGCCGTAATCCTTGCTGCAAACAATGCTGTTGATCGTCTTTTGGAATTTCGTGACTGTACGTTCTATAATTTCCAGACAAATCTTGGTACCGTTTTGACAAGCGGTGTTATTAAAGATGCATGTGGAACTACACATCTTATTTTATTGAGTGGAACCACTTGCCAATATGGGTGGACGGATTGGGCAGATGTTCATACCTACACTTTTGCGGCAATGCCTACTTCAAGCGCAACCGGTGGGACAGCTTTGGTTACCACATAATGAGGTGCTTATGAGTGAAATGGCAATTAAAAAAAGATGTTGGGTTTGTGCTGGAGATGGTATTTATCAAGGTTTGCCTTGCCTGAATTGTAATGGAGAAGGAAAGGTAGAAAAAGGGGAGGGTGCAGAAACCGTTAATACTACGGAAATTACAGACAAACTTAACGATATCTTTACTGAACAAGCAGCACAGCGTGCAGATTTGACAATGATATTAACTAAAATCTGGAACAAAGTAAACGAATAATAATTAAACCCGATGGGCGGCGGGTATCCGCCCATTTAATAATCATAAATGGAGTAACAATGGAACAATTTGAAACTATAGACAATATCCGTGAAATTGGGAAAGACATAGCAGGTATGGAACGAATGTTAAAAGCGGATGAATTAAGTAAGAATAAGAAGATTCAAGACCCTGCTAAATTAAAGGAAGAAATCAAAACCAAATCAACCTTTTTAAACAAAGTAACGCCTAAGAAACTAAAAGGCGTAAAAGCCAACAAAGCGTTTCAACGCCTTGAACAACTTAAGGAAATCATCGGTAAAGATATGGTTTCAGAAAACGATTATTATAGACCTGAGCCTAAAGGTTCTGATTCTCATATAAAAAAGATGGATTTTGAAAAAGTAGTCGAACAGCAGGTGAAATTTCAAACTGATCCACAGATTAAAAAAGCAGTTAATGAATACAAAGCATTAGCAAGACAACTTGATCCTGATGATAGGCATATTTCAAACATAGAATCAATCAGGAGTTCTAAAAATAGTAAGACTTTTTCTTTATCATTAAAAGGTAAAGATAACTTTGACAAGATATCATGGTGTTCTGATTTAAAGCCTGCATAAATTTGGAGTGGTCTAATGGCGACTTCGGATATTCAAGCTAATGTACTTTATGGTTTAGGAGAGGGTGGCAATGTAGCCGATACGACATCCCTTGCGTATGCCCTTCGATGGGTCAATGCGGCATATAGGGAGTTATTTCTTAGGTATAGGTTTAAGTCGTTAAGGACACGTTCTATTTTCACTACAACGGCAGGCCAGTCAACATATCAATCTCCTTCTGATTTTGGGGGTTTTTTAATATTAAAAGACGAAACAAATCAAACCATTCTTAACCAAGTAACTCCAGAAGAATTTCAAAGAGACATTTCAGCTAATAAAGTCACAGATGAGACATTTACATCGAGCGCAGACGTGGCAGTGGATTTAGATAATAATGCTTTGATTCAATATAGCGAAGTTGTAACAGACGATACAGACCACACTACGGTTTATACAAGAGACACCGACTATGACATGAATTACACCACTGGGACAATAATGGTGCTTTCAACAGGGTCTATGAGCGATGCAACAGAATACTATATAGACTATCTCTATTATATAGACGGGAAACCGGATAAATTCTGTCTTGAATATGACGCAACAAACGAAAGGTATGTTTTTAGGCTTGATCCTATACCAAACGGGTCTTTTATAGGAAGCCTTTTATATTCTGCACTCCCTTCTGATCTTTCAAGTTCAGTCGATCCTTTATGGGATAGACTTGAATTTGCATTGGAAAGAGGTGGAATTTATTATGGAAGTCTTGAGATTATAGACGACCCACAAAAAAGAAATGAACTTAAACAAAACTATGAAGTTGCCATGCAGGCATTAATTCAAGTTGATCAGGAAATGATACCTAAACATGACAGAATTAAAGTCGTGATGAAACGTTCTGATTATTAATTTTTAAGGAGCATTAGCATGCCAGTAAGAACCATTGGACATTGTTTTTTAGGTGTAGATTACAGCATTCCGCCGCATGAATTACCAGGCATAGCTTTAGCTGATGCTCAAAATATCATACCTGATACATCCGGTCTTCCAACGGGCAGGAGTGGCAGCACAAAGTTAAATTCTACGTCTTTAGGTATAAGAGTAACATCCTTTTTTGAATTTAAAAGCGGTAGTACGGTAAAACAAATAGCTTCGTATAGCACAAAAATGGGTGTTTATTCATCTGCTACGGGTGATTTTGTAGATACTATAACCGGATTAACAAATAACAAAATGTTTCAATGGGTAAATTTTGCCGGTAAGGTTATAGGTGTAAATGAAGGTTCTAATAACCCACAATATTACGACGGTACTAATTCAGGCGATTTGGCAGGTGCTCCGCCTAAAGGATTAACTGTAACTGAATGGTCAAACAGACTTTGGTTTGGGGGTGATTCTACTGATGTGGCTCTTTTAACCGGAAGCGATCTGAATGACCCGACTACATATACAGCAGGCGGGGCAGCAACAGCAGCCGTAAGCCAGACAATAGGTGATTCAAAAGACCCCATAACAGGCGTGTTCGGATTCTTTGACATGCTTCTTATTGGCAAGCGAAACAATATTTATAAAGTAACCGGCGCACCGGCAACAGACGCTACAACTCTTAGAATAGAACCTCTCTATTCAAAATCAACAGACAATATAGGCTTTACTTCACCCTGGGCTATAGCTCAGGTAGGAAATGATGTAATCTTTCTTGATGGTTATGACATAAAACGTCTTTCCGGTATTCAGGAATACGGTGATGTTGAGTATATTTCTATTGCGCCTCATTTTAGGGATTATTTAGAAGCTACCGTAAATAAAAATTATCTTCAATATGCTCAATTTTTTCATTATAAAAAAGCTCAACAAATCTGGTGTTCTATTCCTACTGGAGCTGCGACACATTTTGTTTTTGTTTTAGATTATAAATTCAAGCCGGATACCCAGAGATATGCTTTTTATCCAATGTCTGGTTTGGTTGTAAGTTGTTTTGGCGGGGTTGAAGACGGCGAAGTTACCAATATCTATTATGGTGATGAAACAGGCTTTGTGCATAAATTAGACATAGGCAATGATGATAACGGCTCTGCAATAGACAGATTTTTTGTAACAGTAGTTTCAGGGAATTCACCTGAATATAAAGTTTTGGATAGGCACGAAATTCGTAAACAGTTTCAAGACTCTGAAGTTTTTATCCTGCCGACTGAATCTGTATTATCAATGACTCCTTATTATGCGATAGACTTAATGAGCTCTGATCAAATAAGAACTTCTGGAAATTATACAGCCTTAGATGCTGAAACGGTTTCAGGATGGAACGGTACGGGAGTTAAACACAAAAGAAAAACATTCTTTGGATTAAGCGGCAGGACAATGGCTTTGAAATGGCGGCATAATACCGTTGCACAGAATTTTGTCTTTTATCCCAGCGGGGTGAATTATACTTGGAAATCAAAAAACTCAATAAAATAATATACTGGAATATCAAACCAATAGATGGGTGGTTGTATATTTCTTCACCTATAATGGAGGCAGAACTTCCTTTTAATATAAAACGTTCGTTAGTAAAAGAATTTAAAAATATAGAAAATATCATTAAAAGCAAAAAATTAAAAGGATGGATATGTTACACAAGTATATTTAATCTTCATATAATGAAAATGTTTACTAAAGTTGGAGCGATTCCGTATAAAATAGAACAAGATAATCTCTGGTTTAAAAAGGACTTAAAATGAAAATTTACACTAAAATCCGAATAAATATGAATGGTGATATTCTTGAAGAAGAAAGTTATGAATATAAAGATGAAGTCGCTTTATGTTGTGGCGGTGGCGGGGGCGTTACTGTTGTAGAACCTCCTCCTTCTGAAACAGAGCTTGAGATTCAAAAGTTAATCCTTGCACAAATGAAAGAACCAAAGGTGCTTAGTGAAAACGAACAATTAATGGAGGATTATTCTAAACAGCTTCTTGAAACTCGACTTGAAGGATTGCCCGCTGAAAAAGAAATGCAGGAATTATCAATGGCACTTCTTAAAGAACAAATAGGCTATTCAAGAGATATGCTTGCAAGACTTTCAGAAGCTAAAGAATTAGGCGAGATAACCGGAGACCTTACAGAAGATGAAATTACCAAATTAGACCAATTAGAGGAAAATGCTATATCCCGTCTAACTGAAGTTGTGGGTGAGGATGCTCAGGAAATAGTAAAAAGTGAAATAGCTCAACTGGTTGATAGAGGGGTTTTACAGGGTAATATTGGCGCAAGAGCTATTGCTAAGATAGGCGAAGCAGCAACAAAAGAAATAGCAAGAGGGACAACGGATATAGAATCGTTAAGAATTCAACAGGAACTTGGGATGGAAGAATCAAAACGTCAGTTTGGTCTTCAATATCAAAGTTTAGTTCAGCAGGGAATTTTAACCAGAGAACAAGCTATTATGGGTATGGCTCAAAATGTTATGCCTCAACAGTTCGCACAAGCTCAATTTGCAACTCAGGCAGGTCAATTTCAACCTCAACTAAAACAACAATGGGAGATGGCTAAGCTAACCGGCGGTATTCAGCAATGGGGGCAAATGGCCGGCATGAGAGGAGCAGAGGCAGACAGAGCCACACAAGCTGCTATAGCAAATTCACAGGCTAAAGCAGCAACAACCGCATCTATGTTCGGAGCTGTTGGTAATATTGCGGGGATGGCTGGAGCTGCCGCTATATATTCTTCTAAAGGTTTTAAAGAAAAAATTAATAAAATAGACAAAACTACTGAAGATAAGTTCCTTGAAGAAATCAAGAAAGCTCCTTTATATTCATATAAATATAAAGACGACATTGCAGACGGTGGAAAGCATTTCGGGTTAATAACAGAAGAAGCACCCAAAGAAATAGTAACAGAAGATGGTAAATATTTCGATGTTATAAATTATATAGGGTATTTAACAGGTTGTATCAAGGCACTTGCTAATCAAGTCGAAGCAATGCAGGGGAGGGAATAATCATGCCGTGGCCAATTCATGATTTTGGGACAGGAAATATGTCAAAATGGTTAATGATGGCTTTAAGTCAGAAAGAGACGGCCGGTCAGAAAAAAGAAGATATAGAACGTCAATTAATGCTTGCACAGGCACAGGCGGGACAGACTACACCTGAGATTGAAGATGTTACTGTTCGTGGGCAAAGAGGCGCAAGACTATCTCCACAGGCTGTTCGTGAACAAGAATTGTTCGGTGAAGGTGGTGCTCAGGCTTTACGTGGAATGGCGGAAAAAGAAGACAGGCGATTGAAAAGGCAGGAACTTAATGCTCATACTGATAGAGTATTAAAAGCACTTCCGGCTTTAGAAAAACTTAGTCCTGAAGCGCAATTAACTTTTATTGATACAATGAATCAAGGATTTGAAGGAACTGGCTTTAAAATGACCGATGTCAATAATGCAAAAGATGCAATAGCCCAAATGCAGAAATTTTCTTCAAATAAATATTATGAGGCATTAGGAATAGCTTCTAAAGACCCGACCATTGAAAATATAAAAAATTTTAACGATTCTGCTTCAGTCGTAGCAAGACATTCGAAGCATTTTCCTGAAATAGATTTGGTTGGCGATAGAAAACGAATAACCGGCGCAATCGAACAGCAACAAAAAATAAAATTAAAACAGACTGCTCCTGGTGTGGCCCCTCAAAGACCAACCCCAATGACATTAGCATCTGCGATTAAAAATCTAAGTTTCAGGTTTTATAAGCAAGATGCTCTTGGCAATATTGTAACAACTTCTGAGAATCAGGGTATGCATAGAATTGCCCAGAAGAAACTTGCGGAATTAGCGAAAGAAAAGGATAAATCCGGCGAAAAAAGAGAGGTATATTTCCCAGATATTGTAAACCAATCTGAAGATTTTGCTCGCAATGTTGAAAACAGATATTGGGAATATTTAGATGCAGCTCAAGGGAGACAAAAGCTTGTACAAAAGGTAAATTCAACCTTTAAAAGTGAATATGGATACATCCCAAGACGAAAACCAAGATAATGTTAAACTTTAATAAAATAGATTTTGAAGATTTTGATAAACCTCAAGTAGCAAACTGGATAGACTTTGAAGGTACTGGTGAAATAGTATTGCCAGAAGAACCTAAAAAAGTTGCCAAACCAGGTGTTTTTAAGGACTTTATAGCTCCAACAGCTAAAGCTATTCCAAGAGTTACTGGAGTTATAGCGGGTTCGTTGGCATTATTGCCTGGTGCAGGAATCCGTGCGGCCATAGAATTATTACCTAAAATATCACAAGACCCGGATAAACTTTTTGAAGCAGGGAGTCTTAGCAAGGCTGGCGAAATATTCGAACAAATAATGAGTGTCCCAGGCAAGCTAATTAAAACAGAGGAAGAAGCGAAAGCGATAAGAAATATCGGTTATGTTATGAAACCGATAGAAATGTCTGGTGAAGGTTGGCGGTTGATAGGTGAAGCAGCAAATAAAGGACTAAAAAAATTAGGGCTTGACGACACATATATTGAGCCATTGTTCGACTCTTATGGAGAAGCCGCTGCTATATTCGCACTTCCTGGAGTTATTAAGAGAATAGGCAATTCAACCACTTTTAGAAGAATGACAATTCCTGAACGAGGGTTGGTTATTCAAAGCCTTGCCAAAACGGTTAAAAATAACCCAAACATGACAGAAGGGCAGATTCTTAGGAAATATGACAACCCTGCATGGAGAACAGAAGCGTTGGGCGCAAGAGCATTGAAGGCGGGGAAGCCCATTACAGAGGCAAGACCTGTTCCACCGATTGTAACGGAAACCCCAAAACCAACTGTAAAACCGACCACAGAATTAGGTCGGAAATTACAAGCAGCAATGCAAGCAGAACGAAAACCTCCTGTTGTTGCTGATTTGGCCAAACGTGAAATTGAGATTAAGACAGGCAAGATTGACTTTGAAAAGCCAGTACCTATCGAGCCTATGGGTGAAAAACCTGTTTTGCCAAGTGAAGTTACGAAGCCTGTGGGTGCTGCAAAGGACGGATGGGTAAAAGAAGCTATTGATTACGGCTATTGGGATGATTTGAAACAATTAAAAGGTTATGTAGAGGATGTAGCGTTCGACGCAAAAGACGCAATGCCTTTTATGAAAGATGAAATAACCAGGGACTTGGGGATTATCCGTAAACGAGTTCTGGAACTTGAGTCTATTGGTGCTGAAGCTAAAACATATATACATGAAACCGACCAGGCTTTTGATAAATTTGATATGGCAAAAGTTGGGTCTGGTCAAGGTGAACAATGGCATGGCCCGGGAATTTATCTCCAGGAAAAGGGTACTTTTAAAATCGAACAGTACGGAAAAAACAAAGTTGAGGCTACATTAATTCCAGAAGCAAAAATATTTAAAGCCGAAGACACACCAAAGGGAAAGTACAGAGATAGTTTTGTAGAATATGTAGTTGAAAACAAATTAGATGGTGGGCTTGCTAAAGAAACGATAAAAGAGGGGACTGATTTAAAGAATATATTGCCAAGAGATGTTTTTAAATGGAACCGTGGGCTTGCTAAACAATTAAAGCAAAAGGGATATGACGGGATAGATATAGATGGAGAATTAGTAATTTATAATCCAAAAGTTCTTAAAGTAACAGCAAAGCCACAACCCACCGCAAAGAAAGCGGAAGCGGTGAAAGACCTTATAAAAAAACGATTTAAGCAACTTGGTTATAATCCTCAACAAGAATCATCTGGAACAAATTTCACAAATTCTCTGAAAAAACATGGGGCTAAGATCAATAATAAAGAAATTATAGCGGACGGCATTGAAAAAATAAGCTATACAGATAAAGAAGGAACAAATAAATACGCTTATGTAAGGTTGCAGCGATATGATATTGATGGTTTCGTAGAAGATTCGATTATAAGTACAAAAGAAATACCAATGGAATATCTTGAAGATTTTTTTAATAAGGCACAACAAGAACAAGATATATTAGAAAAAGAAACAAAACTTAAAAGAGAATCCAATAAAGAAGATTTGTTGTATTGGATACCTAAAGTAAGAGAACGTGCAGACAAAATAAACAAATCTTTAATGCAGGAATATGGCGGAGACTTTGACAAGGCATATAAAGATTCAAGATGGATGCCTGTAACCAATCTGCACGCACAAGCAGAAGAAGCTGCCCGTAAATTTAAAACTGGAGAAGAACCTCTTTCATTAACAGCAAAGCCACAACCCAAGCCAACCCCAACAGAGGCAAAGCCAGAGGCCGTTAAACCGAAGGAAGTTGTTCCTAAGAAAGTATATCACGGTACAGTTAGAGATTTTGATGAATTAGATTTTGGCGAGCGATATGCTCAAGGAATCTTTGGGGAAAAGCCATCTAAAGCAAAAGTTATTTTCTTTTCAGAAAAAAAAGAAGATGCTGATTATTTTCGATCTCTTAGAGGTGAGGAAGGAAAGGTATTAGAAAAATATATAAGTGAAGATGCTAAAATTGCAGATTTTACAGGTTTAACAAAATCAAAAGACATAGTTAAGACAATAGAATTAATAGAAAGTATAGATAAAGAATGGGGAAAACTTATTGATGAAGGAGAAGCTGAAATACAAGGAGCTTTTGAAGATTCAGTTTTTATAAAGAACTTAAAAAAAGCTGGGTATGATGGTGGAAGATTTGTTGAGCCCGAAAAAAGGGGTACAACGATTGCTATTATTAATAAAGATAAAATTTTAGCCGAATATCCAGACTTAGCAAAGCCCCCACACCCTAAGCCTGCCAAACCAAAGCCCTCAGAGCCTCTCACAGAGGACTTTAAGGGTGAAGGCATAGGAGAGCCTACCCCAAAAGCAACTAAAAAGCAGCAAGGGTCAGACACAACAGAATTTTTTAGTGGTTTCCCAATACACAAATTTCCCAAAGCCGCTAAAGAACTTGCAAACCTATATGATAAACATATCGGTTCTCCGCTATGGAACTATTTATCAGAAACACTTCCAGAAAAAGCAGGGGATAGATTCGCATTAATAGATAGAATAAATAAGGGCATCATACTCGATTATAAAAAAGACCCTGCATTTATAGAACTAAGAGATACCATACAGTTTAAAATTCAGCAATCTAAAGAAGTAGCAAAAGAACTTGCTATATCAATGGGGAAATTTTCAAGCGCAGAACAAGTTAGAATATCACAAATAATAAAAGGTGGTGTTACAGCAACTCCAAAAAGATATGAAACAGCGTTTGAAGCAATTAAGAAATTTCAGACACTTGAAAAAGAACTGCAAAGACTTGGTATTCTTGGCAAGGATAATAGGTTCAGGCAACTAACAAGAAAAGAAATCTCCACTAAATTTAAAGAAATTGATATAGTAAATAAGAAGATAGAGACATTAAGAGCCAGATTGAAACCTGTTATTAAAACCAGCAACATGGTTAGAAAGGTTTCAGAAGATGTTTCGGAAGAAATAATCTCATCTATTACAGATACCACAACCGAAACTTTTGAAACTAAAATTACAAGAGCTACACAAATAAACGAAGGCAGAGTAAAACAAGCATTGCTTGACAGGGGATTTGCTGAAGGTGAAGCAACTCAAATGATTGCTCGTATTAAAGACAGTGTTATTCCTCTTGAAGGTAAAAAAGGAACTTTAAAGGAAATAAGAGAAACTATTAAATCGGTAGTTACCAAAACTATAATTCAGGAAGTTGAAAAGTTAAAAACATATTCACCTTCAATTATGGCAAGAGCAAGAGGGTCGATTGTAAAAGACATTAATAAGGAAATAAATAAACGAAATGAAATATTAAACAGAATCCGGCTTCACTATAAGATGTCGGGGAAATTATATCTCAGAAGAGCGTATGAAAAAATTGAAGGTGAACGTGGTTTTCTTTTTAAACTTATGGGATATGCTTCTAAGCGCCCAAGACTTATAAAGGGTTATAATATCCGCAGGCAGGATTTGAGTTATTTTTATCGTAAAGGACTTGGAGAGATAAAGAAAGCGCCATATCTTGTGTATAAAGGAATATCAGAAGAAACTCATGATGTTTTAATGATGAGTATGTTTAATAATATTTCAGCAAATAAAGACTGGGTGATATCTCCAGAAAGACTTGCTGCTATAAATTCAGGAATTAATGAAAAGCTCATTCTAAAATATAAAAACTTTAAACCACTTCCGGTTACTAAAAGATTAGGGAAGCTATCGGGACAGTTGGTTGATCCTTATATTTGGGACGATTTAAACCAGTCTGTAGTACAAGTAAATGATATGATAAAAGCATGGGATTCTGTATTAAAATTATGGAAGACCGGTAAAGTTGTTTATAATCCCGCTACACAGGGCAGAAACATGCTATCAAATACTATCCTTGCTGATTTTGGTGGATTACCACCCCATAGAATAGATGTTTATGCCCTTGCTGCGAAGGAATTATTAACAAAAGGTCAATATTGGCGGGAAGCAAAACAAACACCACTATTAGGCACAGAATGGGCGGGGACAGAGATAAAACAATTTTTAGTTGAAACTTCTGAGCTCAAAGAAGGTAGTTTTCTTAGTAATCTTTCAAAAACTACAAGAAGTCTTCTTGATAAACCAGGTCAACTTTATCAGGGGACAGAACAATTCTTCAAATTAGCCGTGTTTATTAATGAAAGAAAAAATGGGCGTACAATAAAAGAAGCTGGAGCCCACGCAGAAAAAACAATGTTTAATTATTTAAAAATTCCTCCAGCGATAAGATGGGCAAAAAGATGGTATAGCCCCTTCATCACATTTTCATATAAGGCTATTCCAAGATTTGCCGAAACAGCCATAAGGAAACCTTGGAAAATTGTTAAATATGGTCTTTTGATGTTAGCCGTAGAAGAAATCGCAAGACGTATGTACGGAGAATCTAAAGAAGAGGTTGAACAAGAGAAGAAAGTTTTGCCTGATTATATGAGAAAATCGGTTTTACCAGGGCAATTAAGTCATATGAGAATACCATATAAGGATAAATATAACAGGTCTAAATATCTTGATTTATCATTTATTCTTCCTTGGGGTGATATAGCAGAACAATGGGGACAATCCCGTTTAGTCGGGAGGCCATTGTTGCCTTCGCATCCGCTTTATGTGGCTGTTGCAGAAATAGCTTTTAATGAAGTTTTATTTACCGGTCAAGAATTAACAACAAAAGATGTGGATACAGGCTCTGATTATCTCAAGAAAATAGGCATACAGCTTTGGAGACAAGCAGTTCCATCTTTAGCCGGATCATATTCTTATAATAAGTTAATGGCAGCATATAAAGGCGAAGTTGACTGGGCATTAAGAGATCGGTCTTTACCGGAAGCTATGTTTGATGTGTTTTTGGGCTTAAAAATAAGGTCTATTGATTATACAGAAGAAAGAGGAAGAAGATTAAAATATTTAAGAGGCAGGATTGATGCGATAAAAGAACGTTTTAAAAAAGATTATAGCAAGATTGTTTATAATCCAACTCCTGATCTTGGAAACGACCAGCAAAGAACAGCAAAACTATATTTAAAAATGAACGAGCAAATTGATAAAATCTTAGAAAAAATTACTGAAATAGAGGAATGATATGAGCTTAACAAAGATAACAATGTCAGGCACGAAAGATAAGATAAAAGCTGCATTTGACAAGGTTAATAATCTTATAGACGATCTCTTATCTACTTCAAATGGTCTTGGTGCAAGTTGTATAGGCATAGAAGATTCAGTAGGTAATGTTGATGCTGATAACGTAGAGGACGCTATAGCTGAAATTTATACCGATACGGCTAATATGCGTTCTTTAACAGAAGCCTTTAACGAGAAAGCAAGCACAACAACAGGCCTTACATGGGGATGGAATGCCGGCTTAATCAGGCTTAATAACACGATTACTGTAGTAGCAACGGGAACGATTGGTTTAACCGATGATGCCACAAATTACATTGAAATTCAAGATAACGGCACAGTTTCACGAAACACAACAGGATTTGGAACTGGACGCATTCCTATAAGACAAATAGTGTGTGCAAGCGGAGTTCGAACAACTTCGACAGATAAAAGGTCTTTGTTTGTTTCGCAGGATGTTCCTCTTGAGATTACAGAAGGCGGCACAGGGGCGATTACCTTAACAAATCATGGTATTCTATTAGGCTCTGGTACAGATGCCGTAACGCCTTTAGGGGCAGCTACTAACGGACAACTTCCTATAGGTTCAACCGGAGCCGACCCTGTCCTTGGGGCAATAACAGGGACAGCTAATCAAATCACAATAACAAATGCGGCTGGTTCTATAACACTTTCAATTCCTGATACAGCGGGGATTACCTTTAGCAACGAAGGTCTTCATATACTTGATACTGATGCCTCACACGACTTGATCATAAAGACTGGTTCTGATTTAACCGCCGATAGGATATTGACGATTACGACAGGAGATGCTGCAAGAATTATTACGTTAGCAGCAAACTTAACGGTAAATGCTGATACCACAATTTCAACCTATGGTGCTTCTTTAATAGATGACGCTAACGTAGGAGAGGCTCAAACAACATTAGGGATCAGTACTTTTGTTAAAACCGTAATAGATGATGCAGATGCTGCCACGGTGCGAGCCACTATTGGTTGCCCATCAGACCCAGCCGCAGGAACAGCAGGATTAAGAACGATTGGGACTGGGGCATTACAGGCTTGTGCAGGGAATGATGCAAGATTGAGTGATACAAGAGTTCCTACTGACAGCAGTGTTACTTCAGCAAAACTTGGTAATATAGATGCTTCAATTACACAGGCAAGACTTAAAACAAGTATGGGGAGCGTTTCAGGAGGGAATTCAAGACTAACTCTCCCAGGAGGAGAGTATGGGTTCTATCCTCAAACAAGAGGAGTAACTGGGGCTGAAGAAACCATAGATTTTAAAATAAATTATATCGGTGCAGCGACAAACCTTGCTTCGTATGCTACTTATATATATTTTCAGGGATCTGCCATAGGATACGCTCAGCAAAGATATGTAACCGCTTCTGGTGAAATTCATTGGATTTTTATTCTTAGAGATAAAGAAACAGGGTTTATAATTTCGCAATACCAAGCTCCTGACCATCCGTGCTTCGGTAATGGCGGAAAACCATTGCTTGTCCCCCATCCTTTTGGAAATTATGACGAATCCAAACATGAAATAATAGTTATTAACCCAACACTTGAGCAAATAGAGTTAATGGAATTAGAAACTATTGTTGATGATGAAACAAAACCAG